TTCTCACCTTCAGTAAATAGCCGTTGTAAGCTAGGTTCTGAAGCGTCATATACTCCACGCACTTTTAATGCCTGTATAAAGCCATCTATACGATCTGCAAGCGTATCTAACTGTCTAGCTTGATCTTGATATAGGGCAAAGTCTGGAATCGGCACAAGTGAATCTGTTGTAATCGTTGCAAATAATGGTTTAGGACAAGGCCAAAAGTTTTCTAGCTCAAGAGGATCAGGCTTAGTATCAAGGATTTTGCCCATTGACTTAGATAGCCAAATGACTTCACCTGTTGTCTTATCCCAAATCTCAAAGATACAAGCCTCGCTTGAACCTTCACCCATTTTCTCATTAAATGTCTTAGTATTTTCAGGTTTTGTATCCAATGGGATACGACCACCTAAATCTTCTCCAAATCTTTCGACAAGAGCTTCACGACCTAAATAAACTTTACGCCATATGGCTGTAACTTCTTCCCAAGTCCTGGCAATAGTATGACCAAAGTCACGCCAATAAACATAATCGACTGGCGCACATTCGTACTCAATACGTTCTTGATCTTCACGATGAATACCGCCCATTGTTTCATCATCGTCTGTATTACTTGTAAGCTCCCATCCATCTTCGGGTTCATCTTCAGATTTAGTACCTGTAATATGTGGCTCATATCTAACCCAAGATGTACCACGACCACCTAATAAGCGATCTTGTACCGATGCTTTCATTGCTGAATTGTAATCACCATAATGCTCAATTTCGTACTCTAAGGCACGTTCAAGCATCATTGACGCTACCCTACCTACTGGATCGTTATCTCTAAACCTACGGCTTACATCAGGTCTAGGCAAGCGAGCAAAAATAGCAGGAGTAATAGTTTGAACGTTAGACCAAAGAATATTAAACTTTGCGTTAGGATTATTGCGAGAACGACTGTCATCTCTAAATCTCTTAATTATGCGATCAGTACGATCTTCCCAAGATTTATATGCTTTTTCATATCCAGCAATCGTGTTATACCATTCTTGGTATTCGTGTTCCATTATGCAAATACGCCTGTAGCAAATACAGATGCACCTGCGCCTGTAGTAATCTTCCATGCACCTGATACTGATTGGGCATTAAATGTAATTGAATATACGCCAACTGGAGTTGTTGCAACAATTAATGGATAAGATATTGCACCATCTAGCAAGGTAACTGTAGATGTTGCTGTTGCTGTAACGGTAATAATAAGTTGAGCAAGAATATCGCCTTTAGCACCTGTTACACCCAATACTTGAGCTGTCTGACTAGGTGCTACAGTTTCATAATATAATGCATAAGGTAGGGCTACGGCTGACATTAAATTCTCCTAAAGTTTGTTTTGGGCGTTTCTTTCCACAATTGTTCCAATGTTACTTCTGTTTGACCGACATGAAGTCCGACAATCCGATCATCTTTTCTGATAGGTACATCTTCATCTTTCCATACGATACTAAGATAGCGCATTGCATCACTTGAATGACTGGTCCAATCGTGTTTTGGGCGATCCCTAAATATCTTTTTATCATCATCCCATTCCCTTTGATATTGACGCAAACATTCGATGAGTTCTTCACATCTATTATGAATCCATGTTCGAGTTAATGCAAGTCTTGTTGCTTGTATTCCATCTTGTAATGACAGATTTGGTACGATTTTTAAGTGTTTTATGTCAATTTTTGCAGAAATTTGCTCGATTATGCTCTTACCACCACTAGCCAAAGTTTTAGCTCTAGCATCATGGGGTAGATAATGTATGCCATATTTGTATCCGAATTCTTCTTCTTTTTGTTTAATTAAACCTGTGTAATAAGGGATAGCCTGGCCATTTGAACTGTGATGATCAAGCACTCTTATCTCACCATGACAGACTTGAAACCATATAATTGCAGTTGAATCATTAAACCCTAAGTCCCAAGCTGTATGACATGGGAACATAGGATCGTACTCAAAATCAGTAATTCTGTTTAAGTCTGTAATCCTACGCATTTCCTGACCATAATAAGCACGAATGATGGCAGCTTCAAATGAGCATAAAAACTCTTGTTCGTATTGATTGGCTGACATAGAGCCTTGAGCATCTAATAACTCAGCATCGGGTAATAAGACAGATTGATCAGCTCTAAGTGTTTTTACATACCAATTAGAATTCTTCTGAGCTTCGTTATATATCTCCCAAAATGAGTTATGACCTTTAGGTGTACCAATAAACGTAGCCCATCCTTGACGATCTGTAAGTAATGGCCTTACGATCTCACCCCATAGTCTAGGTTTCATATCAGCGTATTCGTCTAAAACTACACCATCTAAGTACAATCCTCGCAAATTATCAGGATTATCAGCACCAAATAGTCTAATCTTAGCTCCGTTAATAAGCTCTACCCATAATTCAGATTGATTAGCTTTAGTAATAGCTGGTTCAGCAAATCTTAAAAGATAGTCCCAAGCAATGTTCTTAGCCTGAGCGTAATAAGGTGCAATATAAGCGTATCTGGCGTCTTGTTTGTTTTCGGTGACTGCCCTACGGATAATGTCGCAGATCGTTGCTACAGTCTTACCAGCTCGTCTATGACAGACTAATACTGCCCATCGTTCTTTTCTATAGTGAAAGTCTAAGAAAGCATCACGAGCTTTATAATCAAACTCATGGACTACCTCTACTAATCCTTCCATTTAAAGATATGAACTATAGGTTTATCAGTATCTCCGACTTGCTCGACTCTAGCGAGTTTAGGTATATGGTATTCCATTACAGTTTGTAACATTCCAAATGCTTTTTCAGGATTAGGTAAAACGACATATTTATCTTCATCGTTTTTAACGCCATCAGCGACCTGTTCTAGCCATTCTTGCATTTTATGAGCATTACCATCAACAAAGCGAGCAATCGCTTCACGAGCCATTGTAGTTGATTTATTGGGTACTCCAGCAGGTCTGCCAGCTCCCTTAATATTCTTTAATTGTTTTTCTGCCATATCTTTTCCAAGTTGTTAGTTAAGATTGGTTAATTTTACTCTATTTTCTTGATTTGTTGTTTAATGTTAACAATTCATCACCAAATTCTTTTCGTGATTTATTTATTCTATCTAATATAGGATTAATAGCATCTTCCCATGATTTGTGTTTAAAAATATCACCAATTTCAATATCTGCTGGCCCATGTAATGTCATTGCATTACCACTTTGTGGATGATTTGCAAATCTTGCTGTTATAACCTCTCCGCTTACTGGATCTTTTATTTCTACATATTTTGAATTAGATTTGCTTGATCCAGTTTCTTTTATTTTTAAACCAGCTTTTTCAAACACGCTTGATAAATTTTCGTAATCTTTATAATGAGGCATTGCGCCTTCAAAAGCCTGTTCAATTACTTTTTTACGAGTAGGTTGACCATTCTTTTCTAGTATTTTGACTTCTTTAGGATCAAAGACTACAAAGTTAGAAGTACCACCTTTACTACGACTACCTTCATCTAGATACCGTATTCCTGTAATTCCAAGTTCATTTAACTTATTAGTAGCTTTTACATTAGAGTCAGTAGGACTTGGAGTTCTAACATTTTCAAGTCCTGCAATACGGTTATAAATCATTTGTCCTAATTCATTGGAATCATAGTCATTGCTTTTAGGACTATATAAATCAGGATCATATTTAGCTAAAGCATTTTGAACTGATTTTGGTTGTTGGCTTAATGGCTTATCCCAATCAAGCATATTAGGGATGTGTTCGTCAGGTATATCTACTTTGTATAAATTTCCATACGTTTTAAAATTTGGTTCAACAGTTTTTTTAAACCAATTTTGAGTGCTTTTTGACATTTCTTTAACAGTATCTGCTAAATCTTTAGGAAATTGATTATCCATCAATCTTTCTAATATTTCCATTTTTTCATATTCAGGCTGGGCTAATTTAACAGGCAATTTTGTTGCTTGTTTTTCAACTTGTGAATAATAATCATTAATTTGTTGATTGCCAATTTTTAATTTATCAGGATCATAACTTAAATTAATTCTATAATTATTAGCAACTTCTGGACTTTCAGCAAAATACATTCCATGACCGTAAGCCTGTGCTCCTTCGCCAGTTCCTACTTTGCTTATATCGAAACCATTTTTTATTTCATGTGGTGTTCCATGATAAGCAACAATGCTAGGCATTAATCCTTGTTGTTGCATCATTTTTTCTGTTTTATTCCAAGCGTGTTCACCTAAAGCTCTAGCTACAGGATTTACAAATGGTTTTGTTATACCGCCAGCTAATGCTGCAAATGGAGTTACATTGGCTGCAAACTCTCCTGATTCATAACCTTTATTGTATTCATTATTATTAGGATCAAGCACTCCAATATCTGATGGTGGTTGCTCTGGTACTCCTGCGTATCCTGCGCTAAATCCACTTAGTTGTTGATTAGGTGTGTAACCAAATTGTTTTAAAAAAGCTTGAGGGTCGCTCAAATTACGAGCTACCGTTGTTGGAAAATCAATTACAGACTGAGCTTTTTGACGCAACAAATCCGCTAAGGTTTGATTATCGGCCATTATTTTACTCTATTTTGTCAATTTGCTGTTGTATAAGTTCTTTACGGCTTGGGGGAGTAGCCATATAGTTTTGCAAATTGTTAAGCAATTTCATTTGTTCGGGTCTATAGGCTAATCGTTGGTTGTTTTCAGTAGGCCATTGGTTTACAACATAACCACGCATAGCTGAATCAGTAGC